AGGGTATCAGGGTTATATTATAAATTGTATATAATAAAAAATAAAAAAATAAAAAGTTGGAGTAGGTTCTAAAAATTATTTTGCAAAAAATGAAATATATAGGAATACGCCATGTAACCCTTACCTCCTCAACCTTTGTTTTTCTCGTAACAAAATATAAAAATTAATAATTAATTACATATTAAAATGCTCTAAAACAAGTTTAAGTCAGGGAGGGTACAGGGTTGAAAAAAAATGATATAAACATAAATAAACTATATAATATGTCATCATTATGGTTGAAGTTCTTTATGAAGCGTTGAAATGTGAATATGGAGAAGATGAAATATTAAGATTTAGAGGTTATACATTATTCAAAAAATGCACCAAATGTAAAAAAAATAAAACAATTCAACTTAAACCTAATGGTTGGTCTTATGAAACTTGTAAAGATTGTAGATTAAAAACAAAGTTAAAACTAGCACAAAAAATAAAAAAAAATGATATATATATAAGAATATGATATGTTAATATATTGTAAATAAAAAAATGTCAAACCATAATATTCAAGAACAAATCAAAGATATTAAAAAGTCATTCAAAAAAGTAAGTTTATATTATAATACAAAAGGTAAAGATTTATTGAATAGTACACAAAAAAATAATTTTAAACTTTTACATAATTTTTGGAGCAAACCAACAAAAGAAATATTAAATAATGGTATTGAAGATTTTTTCGCATTAAAAGAATATCATACTTATATTAATTGTACCGATTTTGATAAATTAAGTGATAATATATGGAAAGATTATATAGAAATATTCATGAAGTTTCGTATTAATTTAATGATGCTTTCTAATGGTGAAAGTAGAGCATTCCAAAAATGAAGTATTCACATATCCAAATACTTCTTATCACGCTGTATACGATTAGTCCAACCAAATCTAACTCTATTATCATCAGTTTCTTTTTTATGTATACTTAAAATCAAAGCACCATATGGTATTTTACTAACAGCATTATAGTGTTCTAACAATTCCTGTTTGCTAAAATGACTACCAACTTCTTCACTAATAGCATCAACTATATAATCTTTATTTGCCGATTTTAATAAAACAAATACATCAGTTTGCCGTCTTATAATTGCTGGTATTGCTTTAAAAGATTGTGTAATAAATATTAAGTTTAATCCAACTAACTCATCGCTTTCATGTCTTGATTTAATTGCTAATCTATTTAAAAAATTACCCCTTTTGTTACCATATCCATCACTACCAATCATATCATCTAGACATAAAAACACCATACGAGGGTGATACAATATATTACCATCATCATCACGAGGACATTCAGGATCTTTATCAGGATCTATAAAATTTTTCATTTTAAGTAATGATAATTCTTCAAAAGTCAATTTACTCAAACTATTATATTTTATAAACTTATTATAAACATCTCGGTAAATATTAAAAACTTCAATCATATCTCTTTCTTGTTTAATATCTTCATATAATACACGCATATAGTCATCTACATTATCTTCTAAATCAATTCTATCATCTTTTGAAAGAGTTTTTAATGTATTTAATATGCTATTTTGTTTGCTATTAGATGTTCCACCACTAATCCATATAGTTCTCATTTTAACTGGTTTTCCATCACTACTAATAAAACCACTATCTTCGTAGTTTGTAAGTAATTGCACTATGTTATAAGTTTTTCCCCCACCTTTCGGTGACGCACTTAATATTATATTATATGTTGGTGGTAGATCTTTATTAACAGGTTGAGGTGGTTCATATTTAGTATAAGGACGGATTTTATCTGTTATTTTTTTTAATTGTGTTAATTTCATTTTTTTTAAATATCTCTATATAATAGTAAGATTAAATATAATATGGTTGTTGAGAATATGAAAACAACATATCCAGACGATTATACTGATGAAGATAAAGCAGTATACGATGACTTATATGAAAGAGGATCAAGAATGATTGGTAAGAAATTAAACAAATCTGATTCTTTTCTTATTGATTTAGCAATAAAAGCAACAATCTTTCAGATGAAAGGTAATCAACCTAGATTTACAGAAGATGAAATTGAAGATATGAAGACACTTCATAAAGATTTTATGAAACAAGGATTGATAGTTGAGACCCCTCCTGATATATTTTATGATGGTTTGCTTAAAAACAGCGAAACAGGTGAAACATATCCACACCCATTATCAAAAACCGAAGAAGAGTATTATCAAGAAAATTTAGTTGAAAAAACCGAACAATTAAAAATAGAATAGAAACTATATATTTTTTTTCTCATTATAAAAATAGAAAAATAATTTATATATAACTATGGCGATGACTCATGAAGAAAGATTAGAACTATTAAAAGTAGCAAGAGAAGCAAAGGCAAAAAAAAGACAAGAAAGATTAGAGAATGAACCAGTTAAACCAAAAGGAAGACCTAAAAAAATGCCTGAACCAGTTATAGAAGAACCTGTTGAAGAAGTTGTTGAAGAAGTGGTTGAAGAAGTGGTAGAAGAAAAACCAAAACCAAAAGCAAAACCAAAAGCTTCAAAAAAAAGTTTAAACGCACCTGAAAAATCTTTAACTTTGCCTGTTGATAAAGAAGAAGAAATAGAAGATGTTGTTGATGAAACTATAACCGAATATCAAACACAAATATTAAAGAAACCAAAAAAAAGAATTGTTAAAAAAATTGTATACGAAAGCAATAGCGATGATGAAGTAATTGAAGAAGTAGAATACAAAAAAAGTGATAAACCAAAAAAAGTTATTAAGAAACTGGATAAACCAAACCCACCACCAAAAGAAGTTAAAATGAAACAGAACTCGGCAACAAATTTAGCAAATATGTTTTTTAATTATTAAAATTATTTATCTTCACTTTCCTTTTCCTCCTCATAAAATTCTTTAATAATTTTCCAATCATTTTCATTCAAACCTGTAATAATAAGTATTTCTTTTTTAATACTATCAAAACCATTTTCTTCAATCATTTTATAATATTTATATTTATTCATAATTCGCCAGTATGTAGTTTCACACCTCACAGGACATCTTTTAAAATCCTTATTTTTAATCCAGCAAGTACAGCGGACATCAAAAGTAGGATTACAATAACACATATTATGTTATGACAATAATAAAATCATATAAAGATAATCATTTTTTTTTTTTAATAGCAAAAAATTTAAAAAAATAAAAAAAACCCTACCATATTATAGATATGGAAACAATAAAAATAGATACACGATTAGTAGAATTAATTCAAAGATGTGAAATCATGGTACAATTAACAACTCGTGCAACTAGTTATTGGAATATTATTAGAATGATATTTCAAATGCCGTTAATATTGACATCTAGTGTGATGTGTATTTTAAATAGTTTTGATGAAGGAAATGGTAAAATGAAAATACCGAATGTAGTAGTTAATGGTGTAAGTGTGTTACTTATATCATATCAATCTAATTTAAAAGTTGCGGAGAAAGTAGAATTATATAAAAATTTATCAAATGAGTTTTTACAATTAGCACATCAAATTGAGGGATTAGATCATGAAACAATTGATAGAAATATGATAAACAATTTAATTGAAAAATATGATAGATTAATAGTAAGTTGTAATTTTGAAGATATTCCAAAAAAATATAAATTAGAAGTGATAAAAAATAATCCAAATAAATCCTTACCACTTCAATTAAACGGAGCTAGTGGTTTAAGACCAAATAGTAGTAATATAAATTTTGATATAGTTAGTGAAATAGTGTAAAATATTATTTTGTTACAAAATTGATACATTTTAGAGATTTCTTATGTCTTGTTAAATGCCTTTTATCACTATAACAACCACAATTATCACATTTTACTATTTTATCTTTATTATCTTGGTTATATTCTTGTCTTTTTACAAAATTGATACATTTAAGAGTTTTTATATGTTTTCTTAAATGTTCTTTTGAAACAATAGAACCACAATTATCACATATAACTTTTTCTTTAAATTTTTCTTCATTATTAATACGATATTCTTTTGTTTGTTTTTTTAATTTATCGCAATTGTCATTATAATATTGCTTATTGTAAATTAATTTTCTATCTTTGTTATCTTGGTAATATTGTTTCATGTGTTTAGATATATGTTCTTTATTATCATTACGCCATTCTGCATCTGTTCTCGTAGGAATAGTACAATTTAATATTGATTTATACTCATCAATATATTTTCTCTCCATAATTTTCAATTCACTTTTGCTATTACAAGGATAATCTATAATTTTTGTCATAATCCAACAATCCCACCCATCATTCTCTCGTATGTATTTATAAACTTTTACATTATGGTTTTGATAAATAGGATTATTGCATGTTCTTTTATGTTCGCATTTTCTTCTACTAAAATTACAGCAACTTCCAATATAAACATTTTTATTATCATAATCATCTTGTTTTTTAATCATATAGATACAACCTTGGGAATAATCAGGCATTTTACTTTTCTTTACTTATATATAATGTTAAATATTTATATCATTTTTTTTATTATCTAATATTAGATGAAAAGCAATAACAAATCAAAATCAACTAAATCAACTAAATCAACAAAGATGACTAAAAATGAGAAAGTATATTACGAGTTATGTAGAAAAATGGAGAATTTAAAATTAGATGAAAAATAATATTATGTTATAATAAAAGATGAATATAGTTTATATTCAAATATTAAATAGTGATTTAGATGGTAAAAAATACAAAGCAATTTTTTATGATAAAAATAGAAATAAGGTAAAAACAACCCACTTTGGTAGTGATGTTGGTATCACTTATAATATGCATAAAGATGATGATATAAAACAAGCATGGATTGCAAGACATAAGGTTAGAGAGAATTGGGATAATTACACGAGTAGTGGTTCTCTTGCAAAAAATTTGTTATGGAATAAGACATCACTATCTGCCTCCTTTAATGATTATTTGAAAAAATTTAAATTAAAAAAATATTAAAATATTATCTTATCATTTATTAGATACATGGCATTTTTTTTAACTGGTGCGGAAGCAATTTTAGACATGGCAGAAGGAGAAGTCGCAAATATCGCCTCTACCGCTTTACCTTATTTAGAAAAAAAAGTAAAAGATACTGCTACCAGTTTTGTAGCAAAGGAAGTAGGGCAATATGCAAATAATAATAAAGGAGGCTTTATAGATATGACCTTGCAAAAAACCTATCAACAGCAAAACCACATGCGTAATAACCCAAGAAAACATGGTCGTAAAAAAAGAAGAATTTAAAAATAGTACATATCTTTATTTTTTTATAATTTTTAAAAACTTTTTATAATTTTTTTTATTTTTAAAGATATGTACTTTTTTTATCAATCATAATATTCTTCTATAATTACATTCAACCATAAATCAATCACCTGTGAAGATTTAAACAATCCATGCTTTGTTGTGGTATCATCAAACCCACAAACTTCTAATGTTAAATTATTTATATCTTGTTTGTCAATTTCTAGGATACCTCCGTCATTATAAGCATTAACAGAGTCATCTTTAAAATTTAAAAGAGTAGGTGTAGCATCTAAATCACTATTATAATACATTTGCTGGTTATATTTTACATTATTTAGTTTTACGATCCATGTATGCCCTGTAAAACTTCCAGCACCGGTCAATGAAACGGACTTCACTCTAATAATATTTTTATCACCTTTAACCTGTATTAATGGTAACTTGTTAAATACAAAAATATTTCTTTCGGGATTTGCAACACAATTTCTAGTATCTAGATAAATGCTTTTATAATTGCATTTACTACTTTTATTTAATTCATACATTTCTTATCTATATTAATATAATAAAAAAAAAATAATTTATACTCTAACTGGTTGTAATGTTTGAGAGTGTTTTTTATAAGCATGAAATACATTATCATCTCTTTTAATTTCATCAATTTCTTGAACTATTCTGTTATATGAATAATTAGTAAAATCTATATCCTTACTTTGGTGTTTATCATGTCTTAAAGTTTTATTAGTTTCATGTTCGGCAAAATAAACTTGACCGATAGTAGGATTAAAATTTTGTAAATTATTCAAGTCCATAGTTACACTTGTATTATATTTAACATTATGTTTTTGAGATGGGATTTGTCCTATTTGTCTATTGTGTGATTTATGTCTTTTATTAAAAAAATTTATTTCATTTTTTTTGAAAGGCATATGATAATTAGTATCATTGTTTTTAGTAGTATTTAAAGTACCAGTAGGGAACTCTTGTGGTTGAATATTATAACCTAACATCTTATCTAATATATGATGATATTTTTTTTATTTATTCTATTGAAATTGCTCTGCCTTTACCTACATGTAACACTTTTGATAGTTTAGCAATGATTACAGGGACAACTGATAGGGTATTGTTAGCACCTTCAAAATT